GTAATCATGGCATCATCAGCATTTGGCATGAAGCATCTGACGCCTGAAGGCGAAAGATATTTCAGACAGTTACAGAAACTGACTGAACTACAGGTGAGAGTCGGCTTTCAGTCTGGTGAAGGCGATTATGAAGATGGCACAGAGTTGGTTCAGGTGGCCGCATACAATGAATTCGGCGGATCCGACAGACCTGCTCGTCCCTTCATGAAGCAGAGTTTTGAAAACCATGAACCCGAACTCAGACAGGCAGGGCAGATGGCAAACAACATTCTTGCAGCGGGTGGTAGTGCTGATATGGCACTGAACCGCATCGGGGCTGTTGCCAAAGGCATTGTCCAGACAGAGATTCGTGAGGGTGGTTTTGCTCCAAATGCTCCATCCACCATCAGAAGCAAAGGCTCTGACCAGCCACTGATCGATACAGGGCATATGCGTCAGTCCGTAAACTATGTAATCAAACGCAAGGGGGAATAAGGTATGAACATCCGATTGTTCAATAAGAACTACTGGGTACGCCGATTTGGTGAACAGAAAGTAGTTATGGGCTACCTGACCTCTGGTGCGGAGGATTTTGTGCTGAGTGCCAATATACATCCCATGAGTACGGACAGCATACAGGCATTGCCGGAAGGCGAACGCCACATCAAACGTCTGGAAGGTCACGGGGAAGTAGCACTGAATGTCGGGAACGAAACGTCCAATACGAAGGGGGATTTACTGTTCTACCATGGTGATTGGTATGAATGTACTTCCTGCCAGTTATGGGACCACACCGTCCTGACCCACTATAATTATCAATTCGTGCTTGTCCCTTGGGACGCATCCGAGACATACGACATGACACAGCCCGAAGGAGAACCTAAATTCTCCAGAGCGGAAGGTGGTGATACTTTTTGAGAGTATCTGAAGCCAAGAAGATTTTTCAGGCTCTGCTGCAGGAATACTTTGCAGGAAGCATCGTTATCTACAGTAAGCAGAGCAGGGTGGCAAAGCCCGGTGTTCCGCTGATTGTGCTGACACCCGGCAATGTCAAGCGTGACCGTGACCCTGTTATCGATGAAGTTGGCGGTGAACTGGTCGGCAGTTATCTGTCCCGCATTTCTATGCAGATTGACCTGTTCACCAAAGGAAGCCCTGTGATCGACCCTGACACAGGCAAAGTGATCGCATCTGAGAATACTGCTATGGATGATATCCTCGCTCTGGAGGATTTCTTAGGCTCACAGTATGTTATCGAATGGTGCGGCGAACATGATGTGTCCATCGTCATTGACGGTGATGCACAGGATCTGACTGGTATTGTGAACGACAACAATTATGAGTTTCGTTCCAGATTGTCAGTCTTTTTTTATTTCACGCAGAACGCCGTGGGCTATACAGCGACTCTTTCTGAGGACAGCATAAAATTCCCTGACGGCGAAGAACCAAAAGAAAATAACAGCACCACAGGTGTTAAAAATGACCTCTGGGAAGATGCATCCATCGAACCAGAATTTACGCCGTCCTCGGCAGGCGGCGGTTCCGAAGAACTGGCTTCTCAGGAAACTGGTTACTTCACTGAAGCTGAAATTAAGGAGGAGAAAATGAATGAGTAAATACTACGATATGATCGCTACTGTTGATATCGACATTGCATCCCCTATCGTTGACGGTACATCCTTCGATAACGTCCTCATCATCGGTCCACTGCCTAAGGTAGCAGGTGATACAGCACCACCCGAAATTGGTGTTTACTCCACTATCGATGAAGTAACCGATGCAGGCTGGTCTATCATCGGCGATACAGACCCTGTTGGTATGGCTGCTCAGGTTGCATTCAGCCAGAGTCCCAGACCTACACAGGTGTATATCGCACCTATCCAGCTGACTGAAGCGGCAATCGCCGCAGGTCAGGCAATCGAAGAAGTGAATGCCGTTATCGTAGCAAACGTGGGTACAAACCCCAAACTGACAGGCTGTACTCTGGACTTCGATGAAGATACAAGAGTCATGAGAATGAACCTGACAGGCCCTATTTCCAAAGTGAAAAACACAAGTCTGGTGGTTACAATGAACGCTCTGGTTGAACAGGGCTACACAGTATCCATCGATGGCATTGCTGTTTCCAGTCTGGACGACCTGAAAGCACATCCTTTGTTTGAAAAACTGTCTCTGATGGTGAAAGGCGATGAATCCATTCAGTCCGTACTGAAACTGGAAAAAGAAGGCGTTCCCGCTATCGAATACGGTGCGATTTTCGCATACCCTGACCCTTACGCAACAGAAACAGCATCCGAGGAAGGCTTTACAGCGAAACCGCTGATGAACCCTCAGGCTGAACAGGAATCTGCAATTCTGACAGTGCAGAGAGCATTGGCAACTGCAGGTTGGTACGTTCTGTGCCCCGCAGGTGTAGAACCCGATCAGTACGAAGCACTGGCGGCTTACATCGAAACACAGAAGAAGATGTTCGTTTACACAGAAAACGAATTCTTCGGCGTCGGTCCTGAAGGCACAAACGATTCCTATGTAGGCGATGTATATTTCCGTTCCTTCGGTATCTACGGTAAGGAAAAATCTGCACAGGCTATCGATGATATGCCTGAAGCAAACAAATACATGAACGTAGCATGGGCTATCAAATGGCTGAACTATCCTTCCGGTAGCGAAACTGCGGCGTTCAAATCTCTGGCAAGTGTATATCCTTCCGAACTGACTACAACAGAAATGAATCTGCTGAAAAATGCGGCACTGAATTTCTTTGTAAAGGTCGGCAGCAAGAATATCACAATGAACGGCATGACAAGGGGCGGCGAATGGTGTGACGTAATCCGTTTCCGTGACTGGTTACAGAACGATATGCAGCTGAGAGTGGTAAATCTGTTTGTAGTGAACCCCAAAGTTCCTTACACAGATAATGGTATCGCTCTGGTGCAGAATCAGATGATCGCATCCCTGAAATCCGGTCAGAGTGCCGGCGGCATTGCTGAGGATGAATTCGATGCAGATGGCAACAGAATCCCCGGTTTCGTGACTTCTGTTCCTCTGGCAGCATCCCTGACAGCATCCGAAAAGGCATCCAGAAAACTGACAAAATGCACATTCAAGGCTAGACTGGCAGGTGCGATTCATTTCGCAGAAATCAAGGGTAGCCTGACATACGAACTGTAAGGGAAGGAGGATAAGACAACATGAGCGTAAAGACTTATAACCCCAAGCAGGTAACAGTTGCCCTGGGAAACCACATCGTTACCGGCTATGCGGATGACAGTTTTATCACTATCGACCCTAACGGCGATGGTATCACAAAGAAAGTTGGCTGTGACGGTGAAATCCTGAGAAGCGTAAGCCCTGATGACACATACGTTATCAAACTAGCTGTGCTGCAGACATCCGACACAAACTCTTTCCTGCAGGAACGCCTTGCACAGGATATCAAGAATGGTGACGGTATGTTCCCCATCCTGATTAAAGACCTGAAAGGCGGTCTGGTATTCAGTTCCGAAAACGCATGGCCCGCAAAACCTGCATCCCGTGGTTTCGGTAAAGAATCCACTAACCGTGAATGGGAAATCCATACTGGCAGTGGCGAACTGACAGAATAAAAGACGAATCATAAGGGGCGGCTCCGATACGGTGTCAGCCCCTTGTTCAATAAAGGCGAAATAATCTGAGGGGGTTATTGAACATGAAAAGAATGAAAACAACAGAAAAGAAAATTGGCGATTGTAAATTTTACATCACGCCATTTCCTGCATTCACAGCGGCGAACCTGAGTGGCGAACTGGCATCCATCTTACTGCCTATCCTCGGCGCAATGGTCCCTGTAATCGCAAGTGCCGCACAGAAAAGCGGTAACGAAAATGTGATGGATACCAAAATCGAAGATATCGACTTTGATTCCGCAATCCCTGCAATGTCCAAAGCGATGTCCGGGCTGTCCGGCCATCAGATTGAAACTTTCCTGAAGAAAATGCTGATTGATTACGGCAACGTATCTGTAGAAAGCAAGAAACTGGATATCGAACTGCAGAGACTGGACAAGGATCTGGCAGACGAAATCTTCTGTGCAGGTATCGATGAAATGTATCTGTTGACTTTTGAGGTCCTGAAACTGAACTTCGGCGGTTTTTTCAAGAAAGCCAGAACCCAATTTGGCGAACAAATCTCAGCCCAGATGAAGGGGACGGCTACAGCAAATACGGAACCCTCGATGTAACACAGTTTTCTGAATTGGAAATGAGGATGTATGTCCTTATCAAGGCTCGTCTGGCTACGAAGTATGAACTGGAAACGGTCTATACACTGGACGAAGCGTTGAAATTATACGCTCTGCATCAGATGGATGTAGACATAGAACGAGGTCATGCCGAAGAAATGAAACGGCAGATGGACCGATAAAGGGGTCGAAAACGACTCCGTTAGAACTTTGATTGTTAAAGGTAGGTGGAAACGGGATGACGTTAGCAGAATTTGTCAACGTAATCGGCTTTAGGGTAGACCAAGGCGATATCAACGATGTCAACAGAACTATGGCTGGCATCAAGAGCAAAGCCCAGAATCTGCTCGGTAAAATCGGTATTGGTCTTTCCATCTATGGTATTTCCAATGCAATCAAAGAATGCGTTGCACTGGCTTCCGAAGCGGAAGAAATGCAGAACAAGTTTAACGTTGTATTCCAAGGCATGAACGATACTGTCGAGGATTGGGCGAGAAACTATGCAAACAGCATCGGTCGTAGTGCCAACGATATTAAAACATATCTGGCTGACGCACAGAACCTGATGGTAGGTTTCATGGGTCAGGACAGACGAGAAGATGCCTATGAAATGTCCAAATCCATGACAAAGATGGCTCTGGACTTGGCATCCTTTAATAACAT